ATTACATACTGTATTACCTTATCGTTGGCTTTAGTCTGTTTTGTATAGCTGCTTTCTGTAATTACCACAGGCTCAAAGTTTCCTGCGCTATTCTGCATAAATACGCTAGGGCTTGTAAATAATTCTTCTAAAGCTGTCGCTTCTGCTTCGCTAATAAAGTCTGTGTTAGCTTCTATTGTTTCGTTAGTAGTTACACCGTAAGAATTTACGCCACCTTGATAAGTGCCATAATTCCAAGTACTACCCTGCCAAGTTCCGTAAGACTTTTTAAAGGTGTTTTTTTGTATTGCCGTAGTGCGTGTAGACTTTTTTGTAAAATTGTAATAATCCCAACCCCCTAGTCTATTTAGATAAGCTAGCCTAATCGTTTCAAAGCCTTTACAATCGTCTTCTATAAAGTCAAATGTATACGCTTTAGAAACTGCTGTAGAACCGTTATACGCTTGTACTGTGTAGTATGTTGCAGCAGCAGGTATACTATTACCTGCGTTTGTTATATTTTTACCACCGCACCCAAAATAAACTAAACCTACTTCTGTGTTGGTTGTAGTCGGATAGTTTAATAAAGTCCCTGTAAGCGCACCGTTTGAAGCCGTAACGTCTATATCTACATCTATTGTACTTCCCTGTTGCGCGCCTGCGTCATTATAGAACTTAATACTAAATTTGTCGGGTAAACTTTGATGTGCTGCTGCTGTGCCATATTTACCATTAAAAAAGGCTACTGTGTGGTAGTCTGTTTTTCTTAACTTTCTGTTGATAGTGTCCGCAAAGCCTGTTAGTAGTTTTTTTGTGTCCGCGCTTAAAACATAGTCGTAAGCATCAAAAGTTTCAAAACCGTTTTCGTGTTGATCTACTGCGTTCCATACTAGCTTACGCAAGCTAATAGCGTTAAAAGGTTGTACCGTTACTATTCCGTCTGCTGTGGTAGCGTATTCTTCGCTAGCCTTAACGTAGAATAATTTAAGGTTGCTTTTATTGTTAGCGTATGCGTCTATTTTGTGTACTGCGTGCTGTGTCACATCTGCACCCACCCCGTTAAGCGTACTGCTACCACCTGTAGCGGACGGGTAGCCGTCTATATCTGTAGCGCAATAATCCTGTAATACATTAGATATATTAAAAATACCGTTAAGCGCTTCGTTGGCGCTAGCTTTTAAGGTTGCTATTTTACTAGTCGTATTCCCGTCACTTACATAAACTTCTAATAAGTATTTGTGATAGAATTGTGTTGTTTGCCCGTTTTGTACTGTGTATACAATATCGCTATAAGCAGGGTTTATTAGTAGTGAGGGCTGTTGTATAAATGATACTGCCATAGTTTTACATTTCCTGTGTTACTGTATTTAAAAATTTCGTTGCGTCTTTTGCATAAGCCCTAGCTATTTCAGGCGGCAAAGCCTTTAAGCCTTCATTAAGCGCGTCACTAAAGAAGTGTGTAGGCTCTATTCCGTATAGCTTAATACTTCTAGCTATCAAAAAGACTAGGCTTTTACGCTTAATAAAACGCCCTTTCTTATCCCTAGTACCACTTAAGCCTTTTCGTACTGCCCACTTATCTATAACTCCGCTAGGCGGCTGTTTATTAGTGTAGCTGTAGGGTGTTTTGTATTTCTTTTTTGTACCGCTTACCCCTTCGTCTACAAACTTTGCATAACCTGCACCTAAAAATTGCATTTCTAAAGCACCGCTTTCGTATACTTTCAAATGGTAGCCTAAACTGTCCGCCAATTTACCGCTATTGTTTTTACCTTTAGCGTTAAGTATACCCCTTGCGGTCTGTACTGTTTTATCGCCAAAGGCTTTAAATACTTTTTCTAGGTTTTGGGTTTTCATTATGCAGTAGCTATTACTACTTCTACGTCTGTTTCGCTTGCACCTGTCACTATAAATACGTCTGTTATAGAGTGACCTAAAGTAGTTAAAGCAGAACCGCTAGTATTACTATCTACTTGTAAAGCAGAAATAACAAAACTTTCGCCTGCGTCTAATTGAAACCCACAGCCTACATTGCTTTCTTCTGCAAATGTTATGTTAATAGCGTTAGTATCGTCTAAATTGGTTATACGCATATACTTAAAGTCTTCTGTATCAAATTTGCCGCTTGTAGGATCGCTAGTAAATTCTATTAGTGTATGCGTTGTGCTAGCTTTTAATTGATATACTCTACTATTATAGGTTGCTACGCTTGCTATAGAATTTGTAGTAGTTTTGTCGTAAGTAACGCCATTAAGCGTAATACTTTCTGTAATTGTTGTTGTTAATGTTGTTGGTGTTACTGTTGTTGCCATTATATTACTATATTATATTATTATATTACTATTATATATATATCTATATAAGTATATATATTCTTGTTTGTGCTACTTTGTTGTTACGATATTTGCGTAAGTAATTCATTTTAAGCACTAAAAGGTATATTGCTACTGCAAGCTGAACTATCAAACTGTACCGCTATATCTATTGTAGCAGTCCAACCCGTTACTTCGTTATCAAAGCGCTCTGTAAAAGGCTCGCAGCTTATGCTTTCGCTTATTCTTACTTCATTTCTAAAGTCTACAAAATCACTATCGTAATCGCTGTTGATTAACACGCTTAACACATCGCCTATAATTTGTAGCATATCGCTTAACACTTCTTCTTCGTTGTTTTCGTCCTTATTTACTAAGTCCATAACAATAAGTTGAAAACGGTAGCTAATTTGACCTTTAGTAAAACTAGCTGTTTGCGTTCCTACGTGCATTAAAGGGTAGGTTGTTTCTACTAGATCTACCTCAAATATATCGCCTATAGTAGTAGTCTGTATAAACAAATGTTTTTGTCCTATACTTCTGAATAAATCGTATAGTTGCTCTATTGTAACATTTTTAATTTGGTTGCCTTTGTATAGTATACCCATTATTTCTTACTTCTTATATGGTTTAGGTCTTTTTGGTATGCGATAAAATTAAAACACTCATCTACAGTTTTTTCTAGCACTTCGTCAAACTTTAATAAGTCGCCATTTGCTAGCGTGTAAACTATTCCATACCACCCGTATTTTTCGTTAAATTGTTCCTCATCTGTCTTATAGCCTTGCGCCTCTGCTTCCTGTTCATTTTGTCTAAAAATTGTTGCGTAATGTTCAGATAGCCCACTGCGATATTCAAAAAAAAAGCGGCTGCACCGTTTACTGTATCTACACTCAATTCTTCTTTAAACATTTCTGCGCGTTTCTTTGCTGTTTTAAAGTCGTATTCTTCTATTCTATACTTATCGCCTTTCTTTTTCGTTACAGGTCTATACAAAATAGCCATAACTTCGTGCATAGCCTCCCAACCGCTACTTAACTTATTATCTAAATCTACAAATTCCTTTAAACGTAATTCGTGCAGGTTAGGGTGGAAACCGTACTCTATCCCGTCTATTTCAATAATAAGGTTAAGTTGCTTGCTAGCCTCCCTGCTCATTATCTTATTAAGTTCTTCTACCGCTTGGTCTATTACATTTTTTTTAGCCTTTTCTAATAATGGTTTTGGCGCACCTGTTAAGGTAGACACTAATACAAGTTGCTTACGGTCTGCTGTAGCTTCTTCTTCATATTGCGCCATATAATCCATAAAACGCCCTAGCGGGATTTCGTTCCAAGCCGTAGGTACTGAATAGCTGTTTTCGTTAATAACTATTTGCATACTATAAAATATAAAAATTAAAATTTGAGTACATTAGCGTTTTCAAGGTGACACACCTTTCAATTATTTCATTGTTTTGTTAAAGGGCGGTTTAATTACTGCCCTTTTTCTTTATTGCACATAATACTTACCTTGCGGCTTTAGTTCGTAATACATACGCATAGCTAAAGCGTCTGCAAAGTCTGGCGACCTACCTATAGCTGCTTTTACTTCGTCCTTACTTATTAGCTGTAGCTTTGTATCTTTGTCGAAATTCTTACGCCTTACCTGTTCTAGTTCCTGCACAATAAAGTTTTTGTGCGCTGTGTTGTTTGTCCTAACATATATTTTAGACTTGTTTATAGCGTCTGCTAGGGCGTAATAGCATTGTGTCTTTAAGTTGGTGTAGTTCTCGCCTTTAAGTGCTTTAGAATTGTTTACAAAAGCCTTGCAGCGCAGTATATCTCTTACACCACCCCCTACACCGTCATCGTCTACTATTATGTTTTGTAGTGGCACTCCGTAAGTCTGCTGTAATTTACGGATAGCTTCGGCTGCTTCTGTTATACTATTCTTATCTATTACTGTAAAATGTTCGGCTCGTAAACCGTTCCAATATATTATACAAGTTTTATCTTTACCATAGCGCGCTATATCTGCGCTAATATACTTTTCGCCCGCAGGTACGCTGTCTACTTCAAAAGCGCCTAGTATAGCGTTGTAGTTTATTAGTTTGTCTTCGCTGTCGTCATATTCCCAATTACCATATAACAGTCTTTGCTTGCTTATTTCGTCTAGCTTCTGTAGCTGTTCTTTGTAGTGTTTAGAAATATGCTTATTATCGTCTACTAGCGCTTGTATAAATTTCCTGTGCGTTGGTAGTCTGTTTTCTTTATGTAGCTTGTAGAAGTCGCTATACACCCAATTTTTAGAAGGGTTACAAGTCATAAGTAGTTTAGGCGTTAAGCCGTATTCGTCTAGCTTGTAGCGTAGCCTACTGCTTACTATCTGTTTTGCCTTTTCTGTTATTTGATTAGCTTCATCTATAAAGGCGGCTGTTATTTCTAAAGAACCTAGACTGTCGAAGTTTTTATCTGAAGGGTATAAGAATAAGTCTTTTAGTATTATTTCGCTACCGTTACTAAATCTTACTATATTGCTACTTCCGTTAAAAGTGTAGTCTACGTTTGCTTGTAAGCCAAATTGCTTGCATACGTCAAAGAAAGTATTAAGAGTAGTTTTCTTTAGGCTATCTAATTTACTCCTGCCCATTAAGCAGCGTATGTTATCGTAATTAGTACACAGATATATAAGCCATACTGCGCCCAAATAAGACTTGCCACCGCCTGCACTACCACCAAATAAAACCTCTGTAGTTACTTTGTCGTTTAGGTATTTTAAAGCTAAACCTTGCTTCTTTGTCAGTTTAGTCTTCGTCAATTTCTATTTGTATATTGATAGGTCTAGCGCCACCGCTTAATTCGTGTTCTTGACGTTCTACATATCCGCGCTTTTTACCTTTTGTCTTTAAGTAGAATACTGTAGCCTGCGTGCTACCCTTTTTAATTTGCTTATGTAGCTGACTTTCTGCAAAGTCTATAGCTACGTCTTCTATACTTTTTACCGCAGCCTTATAGTCTTCGTCTTGTTCTAGCCAATTATAGTGTGTCTTACGTTCTATACCTACTACTTTACACGCTGTAGTTACTACGCCTAGCGACTGTTCTAACGCTTCTAACATAGCTACTTTTTTGTTTATCGTTCTATCTTGCATAGTGTGTAATTTTGTGTATTACTTACCGCACAAAGCGCATACTACTTTTTTTTCTTTACTGTCTTCTGTAGGTGTGTCTTCGTGTGCTATTATATCGTCTTCGTTTTGCCATACGTCTAGCCCCCAATCTTCAAGATCTACGCTATCCCACTCGTTAGCTAGTATATCCCAATCCCAATCGCCAAAACTTAAATTATCTTTTACTATAAATTCCTGCGCCTGTCTTTCTGTAAGGTCTTCTGCTTTTATTATAGGCACTTCTGTATAGCCTAGTTCTACAAGTGCTTTATACCGCATATTACCGCCTAGCACTATATAGCTTTCGTTTACTATTATAGGGCGTAGCTGTAGCATTTCTGGGAAGTCCTGTATAGACTTTTTTAGCTTTTCAAATTTAGCCTTATTTACTATTCTAGGGTTTTCCTTGTTAGGGTATATACTACTAATAGGTACTACTTGTATTTTCATATAATAAATTCGCTTCTGTTTCTTTGTCTGCGTTTATTCTGTTTAATTCAAAATGCAAATGGTCTATAGCCTTACGTATATCCTGTTCTTTAGGGTTGTTGGGCTTTTTCCCTGCGCGCAGCAAGTAGCTTATAGCCACCCCTAAGTTATAGTTATCGCCTTGAAAGTCCTCTACTACTTTGCTTGCTTCGTATTTGTGTGTTTTGCCTATATAGTATTTAGGTATTGCCATTTTCTATTATTTGTTTAATTCCAACATATACCGTCTTTAGGCACGCGCCACAGTTGGTAGTCGTTTTGTAGTTTGTTTTATATATCTTATTATAGACTTCTATAAATCTTTCTTTGTCTTCGTGTGTTTCACATTTGGCAGTCTTACACTTTTCCCAAGCCCTTACTACTTCTTCGTATGTTGCTTTATCTAGCACCATATTACTACTATATTTGTTATTGTTTTATCTTTTTCCATTTTCCTTTTGGGCAGTTTTCGCTTTTCCACGAAGCTTTAGCAGCAATAGGGCAACCGCATAAGTTGCAAGCGTTGTTATTGTCATCGTAAAAGTCACAACGGCTACAAGTGTGTATTCTATCGTTGTATACAGTTTGTTCGGTTTTCTCAAAATCGTTTTTAGCGTGCTTATAGCTTGCTTTTAGGAGGTTGTAAGCCTTTACCATTAAGTTTGGTTTTCTCATTTCTTTGCAATTTAATTATTCCGAAAGGCTCGTATTCATCGTGTAGTATTATATCAATATCTACAAATTCAAAATTATCAAGCGTTGCCATATATTCTAATTCCCCTTGCTCGTTGTAAAACTCTATACAAGGTATATCATAATCTATAAGCCTTGCTAGTTCTTTATATATCATTTCTTAATTCTTTTAGCCTGCCTCTTACATATCTTTTTACACCTTTTATAGTCGTGTATATAGACATACGACTTATTCCTGTCTTTTGTGATAGAGTGCTGTATGTATATTTCCTGCCCTCGTTTTTTCCTAATACGTAAAGCCTAAATAACTCCCTATCATACCAACGCAATTCTGACAGTACGCTGTTTATTAGGTCGCTGTCTTCTACGTCTACATTAAAATATAAGTTAATGGCTTCCTGTTTTTTGGTTATACCTAGTTTGCCGTTTGTATATTCTATACGTTCTACGGGCTTCCTGTATTTATAGTGGTATTTACTAGTTTTGCTAAAGTAGTTATTTTTACATAACCTTATGAAGTAATACTTTATTTGTCTATCGTCTACTAGCTGCTGTAGTTTTTCGCTTGGTAATTCTAATAGATATAAAAAAACTTCTTGTGTAAGGTCGTCCAAGTCTTCGGCAGGTATAAAGTTTGCCGCTATTTTTTTTAGTTCTATTGCTAGCTTGTTAGAAAGCATAGCCCATTATACAAAAAAACAGCACATACGCAAGTGCTGTTAATAAATACTAATAAACAAAGTTACTAACCTATTATAGCTTTTAGTTTTTCTTTGTATAAGTCTATCAAGTATTGTAGATCTGCTTTACTATACTTTACGCTTTTGTGTGATAGCTGTACTAATTCTTCTACGGCTTCTACTCCGTATTCTGCTTCTAGCTGTTTGCCGTATATCCATTTTTCGCCCTCGTTCCATATATTACAGCGTTGGCATTGTGGTTTACAATTAGCTATTGTTTCTTCGTGTAGCCACCTTGTACTAGTATGCTTGCGGCTCTGAAAGTGTCCGTTTTGCATTTCCTTAACAGGCTTACTTACGTGGCAAGTATAGCATTTTACCATACCTTTAGCGTCTGCGTAATACCAACGTATATACTTGCTAAATACTGCGTCTAGTTCTTTTTTAAGTTTTGCGTGCGTTTTAGCTTTTTTTGCCACTCTTTATTTTTTTTATCTACTCTATGCTGAAAGTATAAGGTAAGCCCTGTATACATTATAGCTAGTATTAGAATTATTTGTAAAATTATCATTAGTATTCGTCTAAATATGTTCGTATTTCTGCGCGTAAGCCTTCTTCGTATTTAGGCACTAGCATACTTTCTAGTTTTTGCGCTTCTACTTTTTGGTTGTTTTTCTTTAATAAGTATAAATCGTAGTACGCCATAGCTTCGCTTAATAATGCTTTTAAGTTGTCGCTGTCGTAGTCTACTGCGCTATCGTTTATATGCTTTACAATAACTTTAAGTATTTTAATTGTTTCTGTTTTTAACTGTCCTTTCTTCATTTTCTAGTTTTTTTTTAATTTGTTCTTCTACATATTCATCGATCGCTTTTAGAACATCGCTCATAATTTTTTTGCGTTCTCTATATTCTAGAAGCGTGTTAAAAAGTTTGTGTGCTTTTTTCATTTTATTTGCTTTGCTTTGTTTATAGTATTGCCTATTCGTTTTACGTTAGCTTCGTGCTTTTGGTAGTCAGTTATTAAGCCTTGCTGTCTTTTTAGCTGTGCCTGTTGCTTGTATTCCTTAAGCCATATATTAAAGTTTCGCACGTTTACAAAAGCGCCATTTTCGCTGTGCCTTACGCCCTGTTCAAAAGCAAAGGCTACTTCGTCCATAGTTAGACGGCTGTAGCTGTTTATTAAATCATCGTATAGCAGTTGTGCCATAATTACTACCTGTTGCGTGTCGGGCTTTTGCCCTAGCATTAAGTAGCACTTACTAACAAGGTCTACGCAGTCAGTTTTTAACTGCTTTTGGTCGTTGTTGAAACGATACCATATTTGCTTTTTCTTATCCATTGTTTACTATATTTCGAGCCTCTGCCCAAGTGTCTAAAATGTTCTTTTTTTCTGTCTTTGTGTATTGCTTTTGTCGCTTTACCCAAGTCTTTAAACGTCTGCTAATATCAAAAGTTTTTTCTAATTCGTAGCGCAGCTTCGTTTTGCTTCTGTTGGGTTCAGTCCAATAGTCTATAAATTCAGTTTGTATTTCCTGTGGGTAATCGTAGCTATAAACCTCATCGCTAAAACGCTTGTATACGGCTTCTAGGTCGCGTTTCTTACGCTTTTCGTCTAGTTGGTAAGACTTATATTTTAATACAGTAATAAGGCTATTCTTTGTGTTGCTGTCTATAGATATATAGCCTTGTTTCTTTAACACCTGCATACGCTTGTATACTGTGCTAGGCTTTAGTCGCAATTCTTCTGCTGCGCTTACACGCCCTGTAATAAATTGCCCTACATCTACCTTACGCCCAAAGACTATATTAGGCGTGGCGTTAGCTTTAAGAATACACCATACAAAAACCTTTAGAAGTTCAGCGTCCGCAAAAACACCGTTGTCTAGTATTTTCCTGTGTAGTTTTATATACCCTTTCATTATTCGTTTATTTTAACTTCTGCTTGCCAATCTTTTTCAAAAGTATAAATTTCTTTTTTACGCATTTCGTTACGCCAATTTTTTTGTGCGTGCGCCTGCTTAAATTTATAGGTATCACCTCGCAGGTGTTCGTTTTCCTGCTGTAGTTTGGCTCTAATCCTTTTTATAGTAGGTGCGCTAGATAGCTTGCCGTCTGCTATAAGGTGTAGCAGGTCTTCGGCTTTCATATTATTTAACTTGCTACCTAGTTCTTTTGCCCATACATTAGCTATAAGCCTGTTATCGCTATCGCGTAAACTTTTACTACGCTGTAGCAAGTCTAAAACTGTTTCTTTTGTTTTCATCTATTTCTATTGTTTTAAGCACTTCTACTTTACGTTCTAGCAAATTTTCTACACTCCTATCTATTTCTTCTATTATTTCCATACGCTGCAATTTAGACAACATACTAACGTCTTTTGCTCGCTTTCTGTATTCTTCTGTAGTGTATCTATATAGCTGCATATATTCAGGGTACATTTTAGGAAATTCTAAATAGTGATCGTGCTTCTTACGATAGTGGTAGTAGTTAGTACGGTGCTGCTTGTAATACCTTGCTAGCATAGCAGGCGTAAGCCCGTTATCCATTAGTATATTACAAACTACCATACGCCCTAGCACTTGGTCTTGTTTTCTTTGTTTTACTACTATATCGTTAATTTGTAGTTTTTCTTCTACTATGCTGTTAAGCCTAGTTATTTCGCGTTCTAAATTCATATTGTTTCTTTACAATGTTTGCACCTGCTATAGTCTTCTATAATATCTGCACCGCAGCAAGGGCTATATCTATTATCGTATTCGTTTAAAAAGTCTTTTCTAGTTAGAATTTCGTAAGTATCGTATTCTAGGTTTTCGTAATCATAAGCTATACTAGTATCTTTGTCAGTTAAGTATAGATCCATTTTATATTCGCCTAAGTTTACGTCTTCTAAATAAAAACCTAGCGCTTCAACGTTAGCTTTTATATCCTGTTCGCACCACTCAAACGGCGCTCTAGAATAGTCGCTATCGCAATACCCTATATCGCTTCCTGATCTCATAACTAAAACGGCATTTCTTGAGGTGCAGGCGTAGGCTTTTTGTCTTCAAGCACCCAATTAGTAAACATATCTGCTATTTCTATTACTCTAGCTTCGTCGCCACCGTTAGCTATTACAAAGTCAGTAGCACACTTTAAGCTACTTTGTTTTACTATCGACTTTTCGCGGTTGTCGCCTTGTTTTACAGAAGCGTAGCCGCCTTGTTGAAAATTGTTTACAGGTTTTACTTTCGGAAATTTGCCGTCTATAAATTCGTATTCAGTTTCTTGACCTACCACAAACTTATTTTGGTCTGCCGACTTGCTGCTATATTCGCCACTATCGCCATTTTCAAAAGCTATTTCGTGTTTGTACATTACTCCGTACTTGCCTTCCCAAGTACCATTTGGTTGTGCTGCTACTACTTTACTAGTTTTAATCATTTTCTTATATAGTTAAAATTATTCCTAGCAAGTTGCAAAGGTGTGCTAGAATACCACCTATAGCCAAGCCGACTACGGCTACGACTGTGTTAGTTTTAGTTTCGTTACTCATTTTCTTTAAGCTGTTCTAACATTATTTGCGAAGTTACAAACGCTAGTTCTATAAGCGCCATTTGGTAAGCGTGTCCGCGTTCGTAGTCGTCTTTAGCAAATGCTTCTGTTTCGTGTGCCTTAATACGCGCTTTAGCTGCGTCTAGTACCTTTTCCACATTACGCATATATACGTGTGTTTCTTTTGTTTTAGCTGCGCTAAAAATTTCTTGAATTTCTTTAAAATGGTTTTTCATTGTTTTGTTGTTTTAAAAAAACGAGTTTCAGTTGTAGGT